CAAACCTGTCAGACGCCGAAGGTACATACACAATCTGCGACGCATTATCCAACGGATTTAAACTTAGGGAATCAACGAACGGTTTTAATGCAAGTTCCGCAACTTACGTTTGGGCGGCATTCGCAGAATCGCCCTTCCAATACGCCCGCGCACGCTGACCTCGCTAACCTTCACCTACGGACCTGATCGCCATGTTCATCCTCGACGGCCGCCCACTGAGCCCTGATGTGCCCTTCGAGCACGATGGCATCAGCTACCCCGCCAACTGGCTGCGGCTCGCCACACCCGAGGAGCGCGAGGCGATCGGTATCACCGAGGAGCCTGATCCTGCTCCCTACGATCAGCGCTTCTACTGGGGACCGGATCTGCCCAAGGATCACGCGCAGCTGGTGGAGCAGTGGACGCAGCAGACGCGCCACACCGCCAACACGCTGCTGCAGCCGACCGACTGGATCATCATCCGCGAGGCTGACAACGGCGCACCAGCTGACCCGCTGATCAAGACCTGGCGCGAGGACATCCGCCTCGCCACCGGCACCAAGATCGACGCCATCGCAGCCACCGCCGACACCGCCGAGCTGGCGGCCTACATCACCGGCGCCGACTACCCCGCTTGGCCAACTGATCCCTACGCACCCCAACCTGTAACGGAGGACCTTGAAAGTGGCGGTCAAGAGTAAAACAGCGCTGGGGCGCGTCGATCACAAAGCCGGGCGTCCCAAAACCACAAGGCAGGGTTACGGCCAGCACAGCCGGCCACGCCGTCGCGGCAAGAAAAAACTGGTCGGCCAAGGCCGCTAAATTAGTAAAAAGGTCGGCAGTATGCCTCGCAATGGATCACCACGAAGAGGCGCTAATCACTACCAAACCACCTGAAAACCCCTTCAACCAAATCGTGCCAGCTTTGTTGACCGCTGCAGTGGTCGGCCTAGCTGGCCTTTTTATGCAAGTCGCCAAGCTGGACCAGTCAGTCAGCACCGTCGCCGCCGACATCCAAGAACTCAAGAACGACTCCAAAGAACGGCTCACCGATCTCGAAACCCGCGTGCGCCACATCGAAATGACCGTCGGCAGCAAAAAATGAGCGTCGTCAACACCACCGACTATGGCAACGGCTTCAGCCTGGACCAGCTGGAGAACGAGCGCGGCGAACTGTACTACCGCGCCTGCAAAAACAGCATCTGCCGCTACGCCGAAGACCACTACATCGCAATGATGTATCTCGAAGGCATGGGCTGGGACCCTAAGCAACAAGCCCCTCAGTAATCCACGCAATAATCGCATCTTCCCGATGCGGCTCCCAGAACGGCTGGTCCCTGTACCACTCCAGCCAGTCTTCTGCTGATTTTGAGATATTGCACCCAAAACAGCAGGCCACCAAATTCTGCTGGTGCGTATGTCCACCCCGAATTTTTGGATGTACATGATCCAGCGTGGCAGAACGCCCTAAGTCCACACCGCAGTAAGCGCACGAATTACTCCACTGTTTAAGAATTGATTGTCTAAATCGTGCTTTTGCTTGCTTCTTGTTTAAGTATTCGCCATCCTCAATCCGATGGTCCATACCCAGCAGTGGCTACACGGAATGTAGCGGTAGAAACTCTTACGTGCGCAGGAAGTCTTGTCTAGTACAGCTAAACTTCCTGCAGATTCCCTATTTCGCATGGATCCGACCACGGCAGCAACCATCGCCATCATCGTGGCCGCCGGCTCTGAGGTGATCGCCCTACTTCCCATCAAAGAGAACAGCTGGATCCAGCTGGTGCTTAAAGCGCTAAAGGTAATTTTCCCAAAGCGCTGACCGCCGCCCCAGAACGGCGGCGCCCCAAACAACAACGCAGAAGGCGGCAATGGCGCAAAACACGATCCGACTGATCGACCTATTCCGGTTTTACAAAGGACTGCCTCACCAAATGGCGGCCCTTACCGAACTGGAAGGCGCCATCAACAAGGCCAACCCGCACATCTTGGGCCGCGACCAGGGCTGGTTCAAAACTTGGGCTGTCGCCGGCAAGCAAACCAGCTTCCCCAATAGCTGGGAAGGCATCCTCGAAGCCGCCCGCGTCGCTGGTGCCAAATTCCCAGAACTCGTAGCCGCCCAATGGGCTCTGGAATCCAACTACGGAAAACTCGTATCAGGCAGAAACAACTTCTTCGGCCTAAAAGGCGAAGGCAGCGACAAGAAAACACAAGAATTTATCAACAATCAGTGGGTCACAATTACCGACAGCTTTATCGACTTTCCCGACCTGCTGTCTTGCGTGATGTACCTTGTAGACCACTGGTACAAAGATTACAAGAACTACAAAGGTTGTAATAACGCTGCCACCCGCGAAGAAGCCGCTAAGTGGTTACACAAAGAAGGCTATGCGACAGACCCTACATACCCGGAGAAACTACTACGGCTGATGGAACAGCACGCTGGAGCTAAACCTGCCGTTCCACCAGATCAAAAGCTACTAAAAGTTCCATACGAGTACCAGCTAGGTTCTGATGACGGTCCCAAAGGTTATCGCCAGTGCTTTAGTTCTAGTTGTGCAATGGTGGCCCGTTATTACGGAAAAGTAAATGGCGATTATGAGTACAATGCTTTACGTGCCCGTTTTGGCGACACCACCGACCCAAAAGCGCAAATCGCCGCCCTCAAAGCACTGGGACTAACCGCCACCTTTGAGATGGATGGCACAGTCGAAGATCTCGAAAACGAAATCGCCAGCGGTCGCCCAGTTCCAACCGGCTGGCTCCACAAAGGACCCATAGCAAAACCCAGCGGCACAGGCCACTGGACCGTAGTTGCCGGTTATACCCCGACGCATTTCATACATCTAGATCCTTTTGGTGAGGCGGATCTGGTCAACGGTGGATACATCAGCAATAAGGGAGGCGCCAACATCGCTTATTCCCGCAAAAACTGGCTCCCGCGCTGGCTCATTGAGGGTAACGACACAGGGTGGTTCTTGCGGATACATAAAAGATGAAGTAGCCTACTAAGACCCACGGTGAGCTAATGACTACATCTTTTCGTAAATTGCCTACACAAGAAAAAATTAAAGAGTACTACGACTACAATAAAGCAACAGGACAATTTATATTTAAAACCGGCATACGAAAAGGGGAAGTTGCTGGCTGTAAAAGAACGAGGAGAGGCGGTAAACCGTGGCTCGTTCTTATTTACGTAGAAAACGTCCAGTATCCTGCGCATCGTTTGGCTTGGCGATTTATGACAGGGGAAGACCCACAACTAAGCATCGACCATATAGATCAAGATCCTTTTAATAACACATGGTCAAATCTACGCCTTGCAGATGATTTTACTCAAGCTAACAACCGCACATACCCAAGCAAGCATCCTGGGGTGAATTTCCACAAGGTCACAGGAAAATGGACGGCAAGAATCCAAAGGAATAATGAACGCGTCTACCTTGGACTGTTTGACACTAAAGAAGCGGCCATAGTGTATAGAGAAGCTGTACTGGCAACCTATGAGACCTATTGAACACAGCCCCGAGTCCAGCTTTCACAAGGCAGCCACGGACCAGTGGCTAGTCAGCCTGTTCAACAAACAGGATTATCGCGCCCTGCTGGAAGCCGCCCTCGTCCTGAACACTCTCCACCAGCTGGAACGCACAAAATCGGCCTGGGCTATCCGCGAAGCCGCAGACAACCTGGCCGATCGTTTTGGTATGGACCGCGATTCCGCCTAGTTGATGGTGTACTTCTGGTACAACCCCGTGTAGCTGCTGTGCAGCGGGTGGTCCTTTTTGTCCCGTCCGTCCCAGAAGTACAGCCTGTCGAGAAGGTCAGCGCGGTTTTGGTCCACGATGACTCGACCCCAGCTCTGGCGTGCCCAGTCAGCGATTGGTTGACTCACCTTTTTTCTCCACGAGTTTGAGACGACGCCGAGCAGCTTCACGCGGCCCATTTTTGGCACGAGCCAGCTTAGGTTTTTTGGCTGCCGTTGCCGGCACTTCAATTTTGCAGTTCGGATAACGGTTTTGCGCAAACTCAATCGCCTGCTGGAGCGACTCAGCCCGCACCAGATCCCGCATCGCCCCCTGCCCAGGCAACCAGATCTTCAGCTCAAACAGCCAAGCTTTTTCCGCACTGGTACGAGAGCGACCTTCACCGAGCCTGAGTTCGGGATCCTGCTGTTCCTGGAACGACACTATTTCCATGACCGGGGGTAGGCGGGTTCATCAACGCTATGCACAGCAACAGGACTGTTAGTGCACTCAGCAATAACTCGCGCCGCAGCGACAGCCCGCTCGTATGTAACCCACGAGGATGCATCCTCCTTGGCGCCGGTGAGACCGATTCCTTTACCAGGGCCGTAAACCGCCGTAACCCAGCGATCCTCGACCATGACAACATAGCGCGTCATTGCTCTCAAGTGACTACTGTGTAAGCTTAAAGGCTGCCCGCTGCAACTGTCGGTATATCACGAAACACAACTGAGTCTCATGCGTCAGTTTCTGACACTTTCCCCTCCTGCTTGGAGCGCATCCGCCCCTCCACTCGCCGCTTCACCGAATCTCTCCACGCCGCCTCATCCGCCTCCTGCGCACTCTTGTACTCAGACGACCTCAAGGCCAAACCTGCGTATACCAGCTCGCGCAAGTACGCCGTAACCTTCTTGCCTTCCTGGGACGCAAGATTCTCCGCCAACTTGTAGCGATTGGGGTCAATCAACAGCTGGCAGTAGTACTTGTTTCCGTGGTTCAGGGGCATGGCCTGCGGTCTAGTCTGCTACACAGTAGCATACTGCGTCACAGTAGTCTCACCACCGCACATCATCATCCACCCGCTTGCGCCACGCATTGGACTGCGCCACCCGCGCCCCACCCCTCTGCTTGGAGCATCCCTTACGCACATCCCGCGCCCACTCCAAAAACGCCGCAGCCCGCTGCAAATCCGCCGTCTTCGCCGCACGAATCTCCCGCATCAACCACTCCATCACCAACTCTCTTCCCGTGCGGGCGCGACTCATAGGACACAATCTGAGACTCGCATGACCGACTGGGGCCGATGCTCAGGACAAAGCTCCAGTGCCTTCATTCGTGCGGTGAAAGCATCTGGAGCAACAATGTAAAGATCATGAGTACCACCGTGACGCGCGTGCATCCGAACGCGATACTCAAAATCCTCCTGGATCACTTGGCCTCTTGCCAGCTATTCCCGACCTTAGCTTCAGCAAGCGGCGGAATCTCGCCCAACCAACGAGCTTCAGCTTCCTCCATCACGGTTTGCAGCTGGAGCGCCCAGGTGTCTGCGTGTTCTTCTCTGACGAGCAGGATGATTTCGTCATGCACCACGCCGGCCAAACGCACCAAGTCTTCCCCGTCGGCGTGGAGCAGCGGCCACAGTTTGCCGAGCGTAAGTTTGAGGACTGCAGCACCTGCCCCTTGGATTGGAGTGTTGCAGCGAGTTGTGAGCTTGTTGTGCTCACCCGGTAAAAACCGCCGCAGGCCCGAGATGCGTATGCGGATAGATGGATTGTCCTTAGCCGCATCAGCAGCTGCAGCATTCTTACGCTGCCATGCGGAGATGCCTTTATATGCAGCATGGAACTTTTGCCGCACCTCCGCCGCCTCATCAAGATCCATCTGGATTCCGGTCGCTGCCGCATAATTCCTGAGTCCTTTTGCACCACTTCCGTATAACAATCCGAAGTTTGCCGACTTTGCGATTTGCCGCTGCTCCTTCTTAACCTCATCCTCCGCAACCCCATAAATCTGCGTCGCCGTCATCGTATGGAGATCCTTCCCCTGCTGGAACACCTCCGTCATTAAAGGATCCTGTGCTTCCGCCG